GGTGATCGCGCGGGGCCGATCTCTCTCCGCGATCAAACTCGCTATTGTATTATAAACGCCACTTTATGACAAACGCTGCACAATACGTCATGCTGAATTTTGGGCATCACACACTGCGTTGGCATCTCGCCCAAATCCGCGCAAATCGCACAACCTGCGATCTGGTGGCCGCGCATTACGCCCAAGACGACGACAACCCCGCTCGACGCACGATTGCCAAAGGGTTGGCTGACTTGCTCAAAGCCAAAGCTGAAGATCTTCCCGAAAGTCTGCGATGAGAATTTTGAACCTCGGTGGTGGCGTCCAATCAACGACGCTCTACCTCATGGCCCTAAAAGGCGAGATTGAGCCGATTGATTGCGCCATCTTCGCTGACCTCGGTGAGGAGCCGAAATCAGTCTACGCCCACATGGAGTGGCTCAAGAGTCTGGGTGGGCCAATCATCCATGTCGTGTCTGCGGGAATCCTTGGAAACGACTTGATCCATGGCGTCAATTCAACAGGCCAACGAATTGCATCCATTCCAGCTTTCACCGCTCAGAACGAAGGTGAGCCGCTCGGCAAGATCCGCCGCCAATGCACTAGCGAGTACAAGATCCTGCCAATCGAACGGTTTATTCGGCGTGAGCTTCTTGGGCTTCAGAAAGGTCAGCGCATCAAGACCAAGCTGACACAGATTTTCGGAATCAGTCTTGATGAAGCAGGGCGAGCAACGCGCATCAAAGGCAACAGTCCGCACTGGTCTGAACCTGAGTTCCCGCTATGCGACAAGATGATGACCAGAGCAGATTGCGTGAAGTGGTTGGATGCTTATGGAATACCTCACAAGGTTCCTCGTTCTGCCTGCGTATTCTGTCCGTACAAGTCAGACTACGAATGGCTCAAGCTCAGGGAATCAGACCCTGATGGGTGGGCCAGAGCTGTTGAAATCGATGATGCGCTCCGAGTTGAGGGAACTGTTTGCAATCGAAACCTCAACGAGAAGCTCTACATCCACAAGTCTTGCAGACCTCTTAAAGAGGTTCATCTGACCGATGGAGAGCGAGGTCAGTCAGCCTTCAACTTTGAGTGCGAAGGAGGATGCGGACTATGACACAGAGCGAGTACGTCAAACACAGTGGGCTGACCAAAGGTCGAGTCTCTCAGTTGGTTTCAAAGGGTATGCCTTTGGACTCCGCTGAAGCCGCCGATGCTTGGCGTGGGTCATCGGCTCAACGTCGCAAAGCGGCTATTGAAGCGAGCCATATCCGTTCAGAGCCTCTTGATGGACCATATCGACCACCAGAAGCCGAAGAGAAGGTGGACCGCTCGCAGGTAGCCAACGACACGCCACAAGGGGCGTATGAGAGGCAAAAGGAGATCGAACGCGCCGCTTATGGCTTAGCCGTCGAGTCTCTGAGAGCGCGATCTCTGGATGCTGGTCGCATGGTCTCGGTGCATTCGACAGCAGCCAAGAACTTGATCTCAGCACGTCAAGACGTTCTCGACCTCGCAGAGCGTGAACGGAAGCTGGTGTCTGGCGATTGGGTCAAGAAGGCGATGCTGGACCATGACGGAGCGGTTGCTCAGTTGCTCAAGAGTATGCCGAAGCAACTTGCCGGTCGCATTGCGCCGCATGACCCAGAACACGCTGAGAACGAGCTAGAACGGTGGGTGCAAGATGTATGCTTGAAAACGTTACACCAGACGGACCCATGGAAATCTTGAACTGCCAGAAGCCGAAAGGACTGGAGGCTCTCCGTCAGAACAAGATCGCTCTTAAAGCCATTGAGCGTGACACGGTTCTCCGGTTCTTACCAATTGCAGACGACAAGCCATCACGCATCGACGGTTTCATCTGGAATCAAAACTCTGGCGTAATTACCGGAATCTATGAGGTCAAATCTCGGACCTACGGACTGGATAAATTGGAATCGACCTACGGCAATCAATGGATGGTTTCATGGTCTAAGCTCCAAGCTGCACTTGATATCACCAAGCATACCAAGTTGCCATTCTGGGGAGTGCTGCACTTGGAGCCTGACGGTCTGGTGCTGATGGTTGAGATCTTCAATGAGTCTGCGACGTGGGGTTGCAACGTGCAGTTGCGTAACAAGCTATGGGATGGAGTGGAGGAACGCATGGCATTCTTGAACATGGCAGAGGCTCGAAAGCACCGCATCGTTGACAATCAAACGGAGCTTTTCTGATGCGAGATCTTGAGCGTGAAATCCTAGAGTTCCGTCGTCAGATCTACCGTCCGTCACCACGTCAGACTGTGGTGGAATGGAGTGAGTCAAACCTGACGTTGACTCAAAGGCAGACTGAGCATCCCGGCCCCTTCTCAACGGCAGTGAGGCCATATTGCCGAGAACCGCTGGAGTGCTGGAAAGATCCGTCAGTGTCTGAGGTCACGTTGTGTTGGGGATCTCAAACCTCCAAGACGACAACGCTCATGGCTGGTCTGGCGTGGGCTATCGACACAGAACCGAGTCCCGCGCTGTGGCTGATGCCTTCCGAGAATCTAGCTCGCAGCTTCAGCAAGTCTCGTTGGCTTCCGATGCTGGAAGACTGTCCCGCGCTGGTGAAGCGATTCCCTGCTGACAAAGACCAGATGACCAACTTGGAGCAGCAATTCGACCGCTGCACGTTGACCTTTGTGGGTTCCAACTCACCGGCAAATCTGGCATCTCGTCCCGTCCGAATTCTGGTCGCTGACGAAGTGGACAAGTTTGCGGAGGCGACAGCCAAAGAAGCCGATGCGCTGGACCTCGCAGAGCAGCGACTCAAAGCGTTCTCAAGCTCTAAGGCCTTCTTCACCAGCACTCCGACAACCTCTGAGGGTCGAATCTGGCAGCGATTCCTGAGGGGCGATCAGCGACGGTATTACATCCCGTGTCCGCACTGCTCCGAATACATCAAGCTGGAATGGCGGCAAGTCACTTGGGATAACGCCAAGACTGAAGACGGACGACCTGACTGGCAGAAGATCCGGTCTTCGGCTCATTACGTCTGCCAGCTTTGTCAGGGAAAGATCTCTGACAGCCAGAAGGTTGCAGGGTTACGCAACGGTAAGTGGATTTCTGAGAATCAAGCGAGCCTACCAAGCATTCGCTCTTACCACCTGTCGAGCCTCTACTCACCGGATCGTAAATGCACTTGGGGACACTTGGCGGTCTCGTTCTTGGAGGCCAAAGCGTCAATGATGGGGCTTCAGGGTTTCGTCAACGGTATGCTAGCGGAACCGTGGGAGAACCAAGAGAGCCAGCAAGAGCGGGTCGAAGTCGTTTCTGACTCTGGCCTACCAGAAGCTCGACGATACCTTACCGCTGACGTTCAAGCCGCCGCTCCGTTCCTGTGGTGGGTCTGCCGAGAATGGAGCAAAGGAAACTCGCGCTTGGTCGCTGCCGGTCACGCTGACGACTTTGCCGCTCTGAGACGTGTTCAGTTGCAATACAACGTGCATGATATGGACGTTGGCATTGACTCTGGCTTCAACTCGCAAGCGGTATACGATGCTTGCGCCGAGTTCTCGCAGACAAGTAGCAACCCGATAACCTACCCGTGCGGTCTCCGTTATCCACCAGAAGGCGGACTCCGAAAGCCAATGCTTATCGGTTGGCTACCAATGAAAGGTCGAGAGACAGGAGCGCGATTCACCAGCAAGACCGGAGCAATTCATCCGTTCGGCATTTCGACATCAACGTCAATGAGAACCGATGCGGTGCAGCCTCTGCTGGTGTTCGACACTGAGCACATGCGGGAAGTTCTCCAGCGGCTCCGTAAAGGCTCTGATTCTAACCAGTGGACTGTCTGTAGCCTACCAGCACCGCTAGAGGCTGAAGGCGCATTTGCGGCTGATTCCGAGACATATTGGAAGCACTTGGATTCTCACATTCTTAAGCCAACGGCTAACAGAGCGGGTCGAATCAAACATCTCTGGTTCAAGCGAAACACTCGCTGGCCCGATCACTTGCACGATTGCGAGCTTATGCAATTGGCAATGGTGATGCTGTGGAATGATCTGGCGTCCAGCACCGCTGAAATTTCTGGTAGTTGACAGACTCACCGCTCTGTGGATAGTCCGCGCAAGTGTTTACTTACACAGTAGCGACTAAGCGAGCTTACTTGCGTACCACATACGCGAGCAGAGGCTCTTTGACGCTGCTGGAAGCGTTGACCGCTAAATTGACCGTCTCGGCTAACTCGCAAGAGTCTGGTCAGATTGTCAGACAGACCTCTAGCAGTGACGTTTCTGTGGAGTTCGCTGAACCCGGAAAAGGCACTGCGGCTCCGATTGAGATGCTTGAAATGTGGGAATCTCTGTTGGGCGATTATGATTACGCTGTGACTTTGTTGTCTGGCGATGGAATCACTAGCCCGACTGATCTCCAGATCTATAACAAGATGCTTGGTGCAATCTTGATTGCGACCACTCGTTACTACGGAGATTTCACTCAGTTCCGCAGAGAGCCAACCGTCAGGATGTCTTAAATGGGAATCCTAGCCACCATCCGAGAGAAGCTCTTTGCTGCTCCTGCTAACAAGTACGAAGGAGCGAGCCAGTCTTTGCGTCGTTCGTATCTGGACACGTCTTACACGTCTGCTCGTTTCGACGTTACCAGTTCGACCCGACAAGCCATTGTCCGTAAGTCGCGTTTCTTTGAACAGAATAACGCGATAATGAACAGATTGGGAGATCTGTTTGAGTCTTACACCGTTGGATCTTCGTTCTCTGTTCAACCTGCTTCTAGCGATCCCGCTTGGAATCTTAAGGCTAAGAAGTGGTTTGATATCTGGTGCCGATATCCCGACATCGGAAGCCGTCAGTCGTTCTCAACGCTCATGGGTCAAGCTGCCCGTGGGTGGTTTTATGATGGGGAAAGCTTCATTCTGCTTACCCGTGGAGAGAGCGGAAAGCCGCGCTTGCAGTTGATTGAGGCTCAATCCATCGCAACTCCGGTGGGCATGGAGTCTGACCTGACCGTGTTTGACGGTATCCGGTTTGACCCGAAGACGGGACGCGCTGTTTCCTATTTCATCGGAAGCGAGAAAACCCAAGGAAACCTCGTCGATGTTCGCTCCATTCCTGCGGATTCGGTCGTTCACATTTACGAGCCTAACCGGCCAGCCCAACTTCGCGGTCTCCCATTTGTCTCTGCGGTCATCAATGACCTGCACGACCTCGACGACCTCCAGAAGCTCGAAATGGAAGCCTGTAAGCTCGGTGCTTCCGTCGCTCAAATCGTTAAGACCGTAAGCGGTGAGATCCAAGCTTCTAGTCTCCGCGCTGGCATTGGAGCGAATGTCACTCCAAACACTGCTGAGACGTATTACGAGCAAGTGTTTGGTTCTTCGGTTAAAGTTCTTAAGAACGGAGACACTTTCGAGCAGTTCGCCACCGAGCGTCCCGGTGTCAATATGCGTGAGTACTGGCGGCAATTGACAGAAAAGGTCTGCGCTGGTGTCGGTATTCCTTACGTTCTTGTTTATCCAGAGTCCATGCAGGGAACGGTCTATCGCGGTGCGTTAGATATGTCCGCTGTGTGGTTCCGTTCGCGTCATCAAGTGATGGCTTCTGCTGCTCGTCGTATTTACGAGTACGTCATGGAGTACGCGATCAAGAGCGATCCGACTCTTAATGACGCTCCGTCCGACTGGTACGAAGTATCCATCACTGCTCCTCGCTCGCCCAATGTTGACGTTGGCCGTAACTCTGCCGCTCAACTTGCAGAGTTGGAAGCCGGTGTTGTGACTTACGATGAAGTCTACGGTGCGCGTGGACTTGATTGGCGTTCTGCTCTTGAGTCTAAAGCTCAACAAGCTTTGTTTGTGCGTCAACTCGCTGACAAATACGGTGTTGATGTCTCTGAGATTTCGGTGATTCAGAAAGAGCGTCCTGCGGCTAGTGCTGCACCTGCTATTGACACTGAAGACAATTCTTCTGAATCTCCGTCGCCAGTTGCTCCGTCTGAAGGTGGATCACAACCGCTTGTCGTAGAACAAACCGAAGTGACCGCTTCAGTCAAAAAGCAACGCAAGCCGCGAGCCAAGAAAACCGAATGAGCTTCACCAAAAAGTCCGACTGGCTCTTTTACGCACCGGCAAATGCCGCCGGTGAGACTTCAACCATTCAGATCTTTGATCAGATTGGTGAGGACTGGTATGGTGGTAGCGGTCTGTCTGCAAAACAGTTCTCAGATGTTCTGATTGAGTGCGGCAATGGCCCGCTCTTAATTGAGATCAACTCTCCCGGTGGCAACGTCTGGGACGGTCTAAGCATCTACAACCAGCTTCGCGGTCGCAAAGCTCCGGTTACCACTCGGGTTGTCGGCATTGCGGCTTCGATTGCTTCCATCATTGCTCTTGCCGGTGATCGCGTTGAGATGGCCGACGCTGCTCTGATGATGATTCACGATCCGTCAGGAATGGCTTCTGGCACTTCCGAGGATATGCGGAAGATGGCTGACGCTCTTGATCAACACGCCGAGGTGCTTGTTGGAGTATACGCCAAGAAAACCGGCAAGTCTCCCGAGTCTATCCGCGCTGCGATGAAGGCTGAGACTTGGTTCACGACCGAAGAAGCGATGATCTTTGGTCTTTGCGACAAACCTATCAAACAACTTGCGATGGCTGCTAAATGGCATCCGCGAGCCGTGACTAAGACGGCTCCTCCTACGGTCAAAAACAACCTCCAGCGCGGTATTCAGCAGTACGAGGAGGGTCTCGGTGGTGATGGGCTTGAGGAAGCCACCGTCATTGACGCTCGCAACCTCGTTAAAGGTGAAGAGCCGAGTCCCCAGAAAATTAAGAAGGCTGTCGCTTGGTGGGCTAGAAACGAACGCTTTCTTGAGGCCGAGCCTAACACTCCTGCCGATGTCGCCGCCAATCTTTGGGGTGGTGCGGCTGGACGCGATTGGTTCACCGCTCTTGCTGTCCAGTTGGACCAAGAGCAGGAACTCACCGAGACCGAAGACAAGATTTCGACCGATAGCACCAACGCTAAAGGCGAGGCTGGCGTGACCAACACGCCGCAACCAACACACAACAACACCGACACAACCATGTCTGACACTACTACTGTGGCGGCTGCGGCTCCTGCTGCTTCCGTCGATCTTGCTTCCATTATGGCAAAGCTCTCCGCTCTGGAAGCTTCGTTGAAGTCTCCCGCCGCTGCTCCTGCTCCTGAGCCGGTGCGCCCCGTTATTGAGAACCTCGGCAACCCGCTTCTGGAGAAGCATAAGGGTCTCCGCGCTGGTGCCGAGCGTCGCAAGTTCCTTGTGGAGAACCACAGCGAGCTTCTCCGCCAGAACCGAATCATCGCTCCCCAGAACGCGAACACCTTCGCTGCTGGTTTGATCGTTGATTACCTCGCTGATGCTGTCATCACCGAGATGGCGACCAAGTTGGCGATGGTTGGCAGCTTCACGCGCAACGTGGGTCTGGATAACCTCCGCCCCCGCGCCACCGTGCAGGTCAAAAAGTTCGTTCAGTCCGGTGCCTCGGCTACCGTTGACAATGCGACCAACTTTGAGACCAGCAACGACTCGCAGCTTGATGCGGTTTCCGTCACTGTTAACCAGATCAGCAAGTTGTTCACCGTGACTCAGCAGGAGTTGAATCAGGGCTTCGCTCTGGCTGATCTCGCTGCCGGTTCGGCTGACGTGTTCGCTCTTGGTATCTCCAAGAAGATCACCGCCGTGATGACTGCCGCCAACTACGGCGCGGGAACCACCATTGGCACCGCTGCCAACTTCGACACCAGCGATCTCCCCGCCATCTTGGCTCTCGCCAAGAACTATCGCCAGAAGCTGCTGCTGCTGGATGGTGGACATCTGGCTCGTCTCCAGTTCTCTGCCGCTGCGAAC